TTATAACTTTAATCAATGCTGATGCTTCTTTTTTGAATTGCTCATCAAACGGAATTGTATATGTAGATACAGTCCCATTTTCATTAATAACACGAGCAATGATTTCTGCTCCGTCTATTTTGATACTTTTTAAATCAGTATAATTTATAGTGATTTTATCAAGACTTTCAAGGGGCGTAAAAGTAAAACTATCATCTCTGAAAACGTTCTCAATCCCGTCATGTAGTATTTTTCTTTCCATAATTTTATTTCCTCTTTTCTGTAATTCAACTTTCTGATTGAATTTATTGTTCTATCGAAAATTTAAATTTATACTTACCAATAACTCTGAAACATTCATCCGTTAAATCTACTTCAATAGGTTGATATGCCTCATTAGCACTTTCTAATAAAATCATACCACTAGGTAATTTTCTAAATGTTTTACAAACAGCTTCAGACTCGCCAACACAAAAAGCTCCAATTTCGCCATTTTCTATAATGTTTGTTTTTTCAAATACCAAAACATCGCCTTCTTTGATTCCTTTTCCAATCATGCTGTCTCCTGAAGCTGTGTTAGCAAAATAGTCATGCCCAGGTTTTATATATTTATCAGGAATTGCAATATAATCTTCAACCTGATCATCTACAAAAAGACCAGTTCCACATGATATAGAAGTATAGAGTGGAATACGTTGTATTGCTTTTTGATTGATTGCAAATGCTTGTTCTCCATCCAAACAGTCAAATAGTTGTTGTGAACTTAATCCCATTGCTTTAGCAATTTTGCCAAGAACATCAAGACTAGGGTTTTTATCTGATCCATTTACAATGTTCGATATATATGTATTTGAAAGGTTTGATTTACGTGCAAATTCTCGCACTGATATATCATGTTCTGATATATAGCTTTTAATTATTTCACCTAACTTCATATACTCCTCCTTTATGTCAACTATATAATACAATAAATTTAATGTTCACACAACAAAAATGTAAATTATTGTTGACAACATATATACTGTAAACTATAATTGACAATGAAAGGAGAGGATAGCGTGGACAACAAAGTGAAAGAGATAAGAATTAAAAAAGGATTATCTCAAGAAGAATTGGCGAATAAGTCAAATATATCTAGATATTTAATATCTAAAATTGAAAATGGAGAAGATGTTAATTTAACTAAGAATACCATGATTTCAATTTCCAAAGCTTTAGAGAAACCAGTAATCGAAGTTTTTATGCTTTAATTGTAAACTATAGTATGATATGATGTGTTCAGGAAAGGAATAGGGAAGAGGTGTAGAAATGGAAATATTTATTGTTTGTTTATCGGCTAATATATTGGGCATGATTTTGGGCCATATCATATATCAAATATATGATGAGAATAAAAGAAATGATGTTTAAAACAATCAAAAAATATCTCTCAATCTAAGAACATTCTACTACAGAAAGGGGATGAGAAAATGAATAAGGTAAAAGACGGAGATTTCATTGACACGAACGCATTCAGTTGGTGTGAATGGCCAGAAGAGCATAAAGAGAAAAAACGGCGATTAAATCCAGCAGTCTTATTTGTAGCTGGATTGATCATAGGTTGTTTCATCACTTATGGACTCATGGTGTTGAGCACAATACTTGGATAGAAAGGAGGTAATTCATGATTTATGGAACATTAAAAGAAAGTCGCTTAAAAGAAGCCTTAGAAAGAGCACTGAATCTTAATAGATCAACAAAAGTTTCAGTGCAAATAAAAAAAGCGCCTTCCGCCGACCAAAGCAAGAGCGCTTAATAGTGGATAGCCTAAAATATCCACTCCTATTTTAACACAGAAAGTTCCTGGCTTACAAGCAGAACATCGGAGTTGCGTGAGTCCTACATTCTGAATCAGTTCTTATAAGCTATACAAATCCAATTGATAATGTGCAGACAGATTGGTGTTTCATATCGAAAAAACTTTTACCGGTGTTCTGCTTATAGGTCAGGAGCAATAGAAGGAGATTAAAAAATGAAACAAATAACATTAACAGAAGAAAAACTTAAAAATTCAATAGTTTTAGCCGTGTCTAATATTATGAACAAAGCACCACAGGGAGAAGGTTTTGTAGATTTTCTTTTCATAAACGCGACAGTTGCGGGAATGATTGAAGCTGAGTTAAACAAGATCTTGTTTGGTGATATGGAAAATAATCAGAACAATGAGGATGTAAAATCATGATTTCAGATGATCGAAAACTGGTGTTTTTATCTTTAACTCAGCCTCCAATTCCAATTATTAAAGATGCAGAAAATGAAATGGATGTAGTTATTGAGTGTCCATACTGCGGTCATAGAACAAAGGTTGGAGATACATTGATGATAAGCGGTTTCGTTGGTTGTGATCATTGTTACTTCGTACCTGGAGGTTTGCAAGAAACAGTTATGTATGTCAAAAAAAATGATAAATCGAATTACATCGGCGGAAAGTTTTATGATGAGGGATTTGAACATAACAGGAATAAGAAGAAAGGTAAAGAACTATGAAAGAAGATATCTTGATCGACCTTCTGCAAAGGACCGGAAAGCAGTCAAGAGACAAACTGGTCAAAGCTTTAAATCTTGACAAGAACAACAAGCATTCGGACAGACAGCTACGTATCATCAAAGAGCACATCAATCTGTCAGATGGGAAATATAAGGATGTTCTGATTGTTGGATTCAGTGCCAGCAAAGGATATAAGATTGCCGACACAGAGGAAGAGTATAAACATTTTATAACAGAGATGAAGGCAAGAAAGAGTTCTATGGATATTCAGATTGAAAAGGCCGAAAGGTTATTAAAGGAATTGGAAGAAAGTGACCATGAATGAATTAAACGAATTTATTAACCTTCAGATTAAGAACTCGGAATACCTTTTAGCATTTTATCGTCAAAAGATAATGACATTGGAAGATGGTACGAGCGAAAAAAATCAATATAAGATACAGCTCATCGATAAAGAAATTGAGTTAGAGAAATGGAAGTATTGTTTGAGCATTTTGCAACAGAAGGAGAAATGAACATGAGTGCATCAAATTATCTTGTGATCCAGGACTGGATGATAGAGGAACTGAAATTGAAGGGCATGGATCTGATCATCTATGCTATCATATTTGGTTTTTCACAGGGCGAAAAATCCGGATTTGTAGGAAGCCAAAAGTACCTAGCATTCTGGTGCAATTCGTCCATAAGAGGGGTCCAGAAATCACTTAATAAATTGACCCAAAATGGCCTCATTTATAAGTCGGATTCAGGTCTTAGAACAAGAAGTCTAGACGAACTAAGTTCGTTAAAAAGCGAACAAAGTTCGTGTGAACAAGACGAACTTTGTTCCGAAAAAGACGAACTTTGTTCCGAAAAAGACGAACTCAGTTCGCCCAATAATATAGATAATACATTTATATTAAAAGAAAAAATAAATAAAAAAGAAAAGTTGGATGCAGACGATGACGAAAAGAAACGATTCAAAATACCATCGGTCATTGAAATTGCATCCTATTGTAGGAAGAGAAATAACACTGTCGATGCACAACGTTTTTTTGATTTTTATGAATCCAAAGGCTGGATGATTGGAAAGAACAAGATGAAGGATTGGAAAGCAGCTGTTAGAACGTGGGAGAACCAGGAGCGAAAGAGAAGGAAAAGCAATGATACATTGCCATACGTCTAGAGGTGATGTCTGATGATCTCAGAAAAACAGGGAACCCTGGAATATCATCTTGCAGCGATTGCCTGCTTTGACGATAAGTTCATCCAGGACCCGAACTTGAAGATCGAACTGTTCACCAATTCAGGTCTTAGAGAAATCGTCCGTGTATGCAAGAAAGTTTTTTCTGCCAAGCATACGCTGGCAATGGAAGACATCGTACTGGAATTATCAAAGGAAGGTCTGGAGAACACATATATATCGTTGATGGATCATGCATATGAAAAATCAAGGTATGATGATCTGCTGGATCAATTGCAGACAAGCTGGATGATTCGTGAATCATATGCAAAGCTGGAAAGTGTCAATGCCGAAGAGATCACATTTGATGAATATCAGTCTCAGGTTGCTTCACTTGGTAAGGATTTCAACCTGGGCACAGCGTCCAAATGGTCCGAACAGAAGATCCTGGATGAGCTGCAGCGCAAGGAAGAAAAGATCCATTTCAGGAAGATGGCCTTTTATGAAGAGATCGTGGCTCCATCCAAGAAAACGGTTAACGTGATTGCTGCTAGGACCGGTGTTGGTAAATCGGCCTATGCGTTGAATATCATGAACGATTTGGCCGAGAAGTACAAATGTCTGTACTTCAACCTGGAGATGACAGAGAAAGAAATCTATCAGAGGTTAATGGCCATCCAAAGTGGTGTTCCGATTCGAAACTTTACTTTTATGAAACAGAATGAATTTGTTCGATTTCAGGATGCTGCAAAAAGGTTTGATCAAAAGATGAAGGTGCGAATCTATTCAGGGTCCAAATCGATCGAAGGGGTTCGAAAAATCATAGCAAGAGAATCCAGGAACGAGCATTGCCTGGTGTTTATCGATCATATTGGCTATATCACCAATCGAAAGATCAATAACACACGTGAACGAGTGCAGCAGATCATGATCGATCTGAATAATATTTCAAAGGATTTCGATTGTACCATATTTGCGTTAAGCCAGTTGAATCGTAATGCGGATGATTCACCAAAGCTGATCGATCTAAAGGATTCAGGAGAAGTTGAACAGACAGCTCATTCAGTTGTTCTATTGAATGACTGTACCAAGGATTACTCTGATTCGACACCAAGGTACGAGCTGATCTGTGCCAAAAATAGAGGTAGGACCGGAAAAAGAGAAGTTGTATTCAACAAAAACAACCAACAGTTTCAGAACTTAAAAGGAGGGCTAGTCGTATGATCGCAACCTGCATGAGAGATAAAGCTAAATCCAATGTCCATATCGCATCATTCAAGAACCAGATGAAATATGGTGCCGAGTATGAAGAGGAGATTGTACCAGGGACAACGATGCTTTTGATACCGGTGGAAAATGAAGAAATACCGGAAAGTCAAAAATACAGACATTTCATCGTGAATGGAAAGGTATATTCATGCCTTTTCGTAAAGTAGGTGATTCGAAGAAAAAAGAAAACTTAAGAAGAAAAATCAATTCTTTTATCGAAGAAGAGATATTCGATGAAAAATCATCCAAAACGATATCTGCATATCGCCGTATCCCTTCTGATTTTGTCAATCAACTAAAAGATGGCCAGGAAGTTACAAAAAAAGATCTTTTATCATATAAGGATCATTTGATCAAAAAATACAAGCCATCAACGGTTAATGTATATCTTACGATCCTGAATAAATTTATTAAATATTGCGAGGTCGTAGAAAACACAGATGAGTTTGATTTCACGATGTTGAAAAAACACTATTCAAAAAATGTCGTAAAGAACATTCGTATTCAGGCTCCGGACTCTTTGGACGACATCCTAAATCCATCCGATTTCAAGAGGATGAGACGAAAGGCAAAGGAAAAGGGAGACAAGCGAACATATCTCATCTTATCGGTATATGGGTTCACAGGCATCCGCGCAAAGGAAATTGATTTCTTTACAGTGGATGCGTTAAAAGCATCCAAGGATTTTGTACAGGTGACAAACAAAGGAAAGACACGAAAAGTGCCGGTACCAGGAACATTGAGAAGAGATCTTCTTCGATATGCCAAAGAAAATCATATTGATTCAGGTCCTATATTCAGAAATCCGGATGGACAGCCATTGTCCTATTCCAGGATCTATCGATGTTTGAAAGACCTGGCAGGAGAATGTAGAGGAATCAAGAAATCAAAGGTACATCCTCACAGTTTTAGACATTTATTTGCTTATTATTTCCTGGAAGGCAATGAAAGCCGATTGGCAGAACTGGCTGACATACTTGGCCATAGTTCATTAGAAACGACAAGGATTTATCTAAGAACGACGATAAAAATGAAAAAACAAAAAATGGAAAGGATTAGGTATTAGCTTTATGAAGCACATGGTCCAGTTTAGCGGTGGAAAAGATTCTACTGCGATGCTAAAGAAAATGATTGAGCAAAAGTGGGATATAGATGAAGTCGTGTTTTTCGATACTGGCTGGGAATTTAATGCAATATATCAATCAATCGAAGATATGAGAATTTTTCTCAAAAAGATGGGTATAAAGTTCACAATCCTAAAGTCTGAAAGATCTTTTGATTACTTGGCTTTTGAAAAAGAAGTTCATAAGCGAAACGGAACCGTCCAAAACGGATATGGATGGTGTGGAGGTTTATGTCGATGGGGAACAACAGAAAAACTGAAAGCATTGGAACGTTACTGCAAAGGAGAAATTGAATATGTTGGTCTTGCCTTTGATGAACAAAAAAGAATACAAAAGGAAAGAAAAGGTATCAAAGTTTTTCCTTTAAACGATTGGAAAATGACAGAAGCAGATGCATTGCAGCATTGTTATGAAACAGGAACACTTTATGAAGAACATGGTTTCAAATTATATGACATTCTTGATAGAGCTTCCTGCTTCTGCTGCGCTAATAAGAACCTGAAAGAGCTAAGAGGTATTTATCGTGATCTTCCAGATTATTGGGAAAGGTTAAAGGTTATGCAGCAAAGAACTCCTTGGCTTTATAAAAAGATTGGAATTGATGCATTGGAACATCGATTTGAAGAAGAACTTTTATGAAAGGAAGTGAAGATATGAATGAATTAAAACCATGTCCGTTTTGCGGAGGTAAAGTGAAAAAAGCAAAAAATCCATTAACAAGAGCAATATTATTTATTTGTGATCATTGCGGTGCTGATGTTTGCTTCTATGAAGCAGAACACGATCCAAAAGCAACTGAAGCATGGAACAAACGAATATCATACGATTACGAAGGGTTTACAGAATGCAAATGAAAGAAAAAATAATTCTTTTGTGTGGAGGAAAATTATGGATTTAAAAACCGATTTTAAAACATATCTTGAATCACATTTTTACGATAATAGAAACATACAAAGGAATCGTTGGATTTTTAGATTTAGCGGTAATAAAGGTTTGCTTGTAATATGCAATCTTTACAAAGGTAAAGTTGTATCGTTTGGTTGCAAGACAGCGCCTTTTGAGGCATATGATATCCATTTTGTTTATGATTATGAAATAAAAAGAGATGGCATGCAGATAACGCGTTGTGTTGGAAATTATCTATCAGAAGAACGTATCAATGAAATTCTTCATGAGATGGATAATCAAAAATAGAAAGAAACATTGAATACGAGTTTAACTCGATAAACTAGAAAAAAAACTCGAATAAATATCAAAATAGGAAAGCAGGTTATTCAATGAAAATATTGTTATTGATTTTGGATTTTATATTTTACAGTATAATTTACTTTTCGATGAAGTTAGGTCTTGAATCAATTGGGATAACAGGTTTATTGAATTGGATTATCTTAATTGTTTCTATAATTACTTATGATTTAATTAATTATTATTTAGAAATCAGGTGGGAGAATGAATATTAAGTTTTATGCACCTAAAGAGGAAGTAATTCCTACTAGATTAAGGTTAATGGTTGACGGAAAACAGGTTGATTATAAAAGAGTTGATAATGAATTTGCTTATGATTTTCAATTTTATGATACAGAAGTAAATGAATGTTTTGAGATTGCAAGGGAAATATCAAAAATCATGTGTTCACAGTCTAATGACCACGGTGCTAGATGGGTAGTAACTGATATTTCTCTAGTAGAGCAAGAAGAACGATATTCTGTTGGAGTGATTGTACGTGTTGATTTTAGGATTAGAGATAGTTATTGATAGCAGGTGGAAGCATGATTAAAAAATGACGAATAGAGAATACTTAATATCTCAATTAAATGATGAAGACTTTATCGATGATGGTGGGGCTAGCTATGAAGCAACGATTTATAACAGTATTTCTTGTCCTTATCTTCTCGGAGATAAAAGAGCCTTATGCAATGATGTTTCTATAGATAAAGTTGATAGAGATATGTGTTTTAGATGCAAAGAAAAATGGTTGAATAGTGAAGTTGATGAATAAAGGTGAAGAATGAAGAAATACATTGAGTGGTTTATAAATTATGGGTTTGAAATTCTTTTAATCTCTATATTCGGAATTATGATGCTTTTAGGAATTATTGGAATAATAAGTTTATTCGTTTTAATTAAAATGATTTTTTAGAAAGAAGGAGGAAGTATGAAAATTGAAACATATTTATCAAAATTAATGGACATTTTTCCAGATAGTTTTATAAACCGTTTAAATGAACTTATTTTGATTCCTGAAACAAATTTATATTTTCGTTTAAACGATGTTGAATCTGAATTTGACGTTAAATGTAAGCTTCTTGAATGGTGTTCCAGAGATGCAACAAAGGCAATGCCTTATCAAATCGATAAAAGAAACAAAATTTACCAAGATATAGTTCGTGTAAGAATAAATAAGTATCTTGGAACTAATTTCAATAGAGAACAAATGGAAGTTATTTATTGTGAACTTGGAAATAAAATCAATCATTCTCTAACAATTAAGTTCATTGAAAATAGTTATGATTTTAATGTTTTTGAGGTAGAAGAATGAATGAGCAAGGATCATTATCAAGATTATCTTCAAAATGCAGGAACTGTAGATATGTTAAAACCTGTAATCATAAGAAGATGGAAGCATTAGCGTATTTACTACCAACAATAAATAATTTAGAAAATTCAATAGTTCAACAAATAGCAAGGAAAAGAAAGGTTAAATATAGGTAAAATATAATGTTAACAAATGAAGAAATAAATAAATTAAATGAAATTAGTATGATGCAGGATAAACTAGATGAAGAAATTTTAAAAGTTCATGAATGCAATTTTGATTTAGAAAAATCAAAGCTTGCCTTAATTGATGAACTTGGTGAAACAAATCATGAGAATAAAGCTAATTGGTGCTGGTGGAAGTTTACTCAGGAACCTGTTAACAAGTCAAAGCTTTTAAAGGAATTAGTTGATTGTTGGCATTTTGCTATGAGTATTTATAACCATACAAGAACAGATATGGATATAAAAAGAAATGTTAAAAGTTATGAAGTTGAAAAATATCAAAGATATGAACTTTCAAAATTAATAGCATGGGTAATATTAAAAACAGAAAATATTTTAGCTATCATGATTGCAATTACGAATAAACTAGGTTTTACAATTGATGAAATTTATACAGCATATGTTGCAAAAAATAGAGTAAATTATGAACGTTTAAAAAATGGATATTAAAAAATAATTTTTTGAAAGAGGAGAAGAAAAATGATAAATAAAGCCGTTTTGATTGGACGACTAACTAGAAGTATTGAAATAAGAAAAACACCTTCTGGCACAAGTGTATGCGACTTTACTTTGACAGTTAATAGAAATAAACAGGTAGAAGGTCAACCAGATGCTGATTTTATAGGTTGTATAGCTTGGAACAAGACTGCTGACCTTATGTTCCAATATCTCCACAAAGGTTCATTAATTGCAGTTGAAGGAAGAATACAAACAAGCTCATATGATAATAAAAAAGGCGAAAGAGTATATAAAACTCACGTAGTTGCAGAAAACATTCAATTTTTAGAACCAAAATCTAATGATAAATATACGAATGATGAAGATATAACAATGCAGGCAGAGAAAGAATCATCATATATAAGTAATGAAGATCTTCCTTTTTGATTCTGTATATGTATATTTAGACAGATTTTATAAGTAATTCAAAAGAAGGAGGAAAAACATGAAAAAAATAATATCAGTCATTTTACTTAGTTTATTGTTGGTTGGATGCTCAGAGGCAGATCGTGTATCGCATAATTTATCACAGGAAGCAGACAATTTTAACGATGTTAGACAAATTACTGTAATGAATTGCCTAAAAGGTGAAGTTCTGTTCCAAATGACTGGGAAAATGTCAATTTATGCAGATACATCAGACAATCAACTTGAGGTTACGGTCGAAGACGAGAATGGAGAATACAAAAAACATTTTATTGGTCTATCAGATAACGTTACATATGTAATAGAAGATATTACGACTGGGGATGTTAGCAAATATAAATACACTTTGAATTTCAATCCAAACATGGTCATTCCATTTGACGCGGAAACAATCGATTAGGAGGAAATAGACGATGACTAATTTAGAATGGGTAAAAAATAATTTTAATAGGCTTGAATTATCTAATGATGATTTATTTTGTGATATTGCATTTATATCTAAAACTGGTAAAAGTTGCGTGGAGTGTAAAGGAACATGCTGTAGTGAATGCCAATTTAGAAATATTAGACGTGCAATAGATTTTCTTTTACAAGAACGCAAAGAACCAATCAAATTAAAAAAATGGGAGTATGACCTGATACGAACAAATGATCACTCACATGAAAATTTATTTTATACTTTTGCCACGTATAGGAATATGAAAAGAGTAGGACATTTTTCAGGCATTAAAGATACATCAATGACTCTTGAAGAAATCCTGAACAATTGTGAGGTAGTGGATGATTAGAAAGTATTTACCTCTTATCATATTGATTCTTGCTTTATGGCTTATGGAAATCATCAGTTTTCCTTTGTTAAAAGATTCAGGACCTATGCCAGGTCAGGAGGGATATCATGAAATTTCTTGAAGTGTTTGTTATTGCTTTAGAAATTTTATTAATTGCAGCATTAATAGGAATTTTGATACAAGTTTTGGCTGATGTAGTTTACTGGCCAATTTTATGGATATTTGAATTATCTAAGTATGTTTTATGATTTTTAAATAAATATGAATCCAAAAAAGAAAGAAGGTCGATATAATGCCAAAGATTATCGAATTTCTAATGCTAGACCCAAAAGACCCAACAATCATCGTTGGAGAAACAACTAGTAAGGATATCCGTAATGAACTGAATATTAGTGGGAATCAATTTCAGTATTGGCTTTCTAAGAACGAAACTTACAAAGGATGCATTATTGTAGAAAAAAATATTAATGATATTTCAGATGATGAAAAACAATTTGATCAACTAATTTGTATTAATTCTAGAGGTTGGAAATATTATGCAACACCTGAGTGTAAGATTTATGTTTTACATAAAGGAAGTAAGAGAAAATACCTATCACTATATAAGAAAACAAATCGTGATAATTTGTATTTTGTTAAGATCAATGGAAAAGAAGAATCAGCAATACGTATATTTGCTAAAGCATTTCTTGGATTAAAACCAAATCAAGTTTGCTATTTACAAGGAAAATTATCACTAGAAAACATTAAAATTTATAGCAAACAACATTTAGCTAGAAAAACAGGAAAGATGGCAAAATCAATTCCTGTAGGATTATTCATAAATAAAAAGAAAGTTAATGAATGGACAAGCGCTAGGGATGCTGCAAAAGATTTGTATATAAGTAATCAGACTGTATGCGACTACTGCAATCAAAAAACAAAAAAGCCTTTATATGATTTAAGATGGCTTGCTTAATAAAATTCTTAAAAAAATAGAATGAAAAATCTTAAAAAGTTTTTGTAGTAAAAAAAGTAAACTTTTATTCGATAAATACTGGTTATTTTTGAAGTTAGAAACAGTGAAGATAATATGTAGTAATCTACACATAGAAAGGAGGAGCCATGATTGACAAATTAGTCGATAGAGGATTCGATAAAGTGTGTGATAATCAGGTCCTTTTGATATACGAAAAGGGGATGGACAAAATCACCATCAATAAGATAGCCAAGACGATAAAAGCAGAAAACACATTCAATGGAAGAGGGCTTGAGTTATCGTTTATAGAATTAAAGATCATTTATGAGATGATCAGTGAAATGGAGGATTAGGAAGAAAAAAGAAAACAAGGAACTAAATGACATGATTGCTCGTCAAATCCAGAAGAGTTACACAGCTGACGAGCAGAAAAGAAAAGTTCATAAGTTAGGCACGATTTGCGTGCAAAACGGAATTGATGAAAACGATCTTTTTAAAATGATCAGAGATAGAAAATCGATCGAAGACTATGATTGGACATCCTAGGAGGTAAGAGTAAATGGACAGAAAAGACTATATCCGAGCTAAGACAGATATTCTTTGGAGCAAGTTATATAACTATCGTAGATTTAATACGGAATACTTGTTTCTTCAAGATGAACTGGCAAAGTTGGATGAGAAGGTAAAGGATCTTCAAAAGCCAAAAGGAATATCATTAAGTGATGATCGTGTACAGAATCCAAAAAGCCAGGACACGATATTGTTGGAAATATTCACGAAACAAAAGCAAGTGGAAAAAGAAATGCTACTTGCGTTTGGTAAAATGAGTGAAATACGAACGATCATCAACCTTATAGAAGATGAGGACATCAAGGGTATAGCAATTAAGAAGTTCATCAATGATGTATCCTGGGATGAATTAGCACATGAGTATTGCTGCGATCGAGGCACTTTGGTCTATAAGATAAAAAAGGAACTTTCGAAATTTCTTCATTTTTCACAATGTGAAAAGGATTAGTGTGTTATTATGATATCGTCGAAAAGATCAGGACAAGAGAGTCTTGGTCTTTTTTTTGCATCGTTATGCTTAACTGGAAAGCAAGTGTAAATGTTCTGTATAGGTCTTTATCTTGTAGGTACTGACTTCATTTATATGGGGGCGGTTCACGCTGACCTCTTATGAGTTCGAATCTCATACGATGCACCAAATGGCAGACTAGTGTAACGGTAACATAGCAGTCTCTTCAGCTGTTGAAGATGGTTCGACTCCATCGTCTGCAACCAAAAAGAAAGGTGGATATTCATGGACTATAGCAGTAGCCGATGGCGCAAGAAGCGATTGCATATTCTCAAGAAGGATAAGTATATCTGTCAAGTCATGAAGTGGTATGGCTTGAGGGAAGAAGCTACGATCGTGCATCATATCTATCCTGCAGATGAATATCCTGAATATAGATTCTGTGATTGGAACCTGATATCCGTATCAGCCAATGGACACAATAAGTTAGAGAATCGATTGACTGGAGAGTTGACTGATCTTGGACGTTGGTTGATGGAAAAGACGATACCTGGACAGGACTGGCGAACAAGCAAAGAGAGGTATTCAATATGACGGAATTACTTGAATCAATCGACATGACATTGAAGATATATCTTGGCTATCGTGCCGGTCTGATCACGCAAAAACAAATTGCAGAATATCTAGGCATCGACATCGATGCGCTGGAAAAAGAAAAATATTTTTTATAGATCCCCCCCTGTTTTTGAAATCGATTTGTAATCAACGAATCTGGGGGAGTGGAGGTTTTTCCAACTCTGGTTGATTTTTGGAGTTAAAGAGAGGCAAGGAGGTGAGGTTCGAAAAATGGCCAATAGAAAAGTGTATGATCGAAAATATCAAATCGTTAAGAAAACCAAAGAAAACATGCAGAATCTGGGCACTTTCAAAAAAGAGTTCGAACCTACGATCCGAAGATATGCAGATGTAAGAATCCAATATGATTCTTTAAACCGTTCAATCGCAAAATCTCTAAAAAACTCTGAAGACATTCCACCTTCATATTTCAAATCAATTGATAATTTACAGAAACAATTGCTCGTACTTGAAGATACATTGGGTTTGACTCCAAAAGGATTAAAGACTTTACAAAGGCATGGCTTAGAAACGAAGAAAGTATCCATGTTAGAAAAGGCTTTAAGTGGCGGAATTTAGTGGTAAGTATGCATCGGATGTCCGATGGTATTGCGAGCAAAGACTTTCTGGAAAGGTCAAATGTAATGAGTACCAGTTAAAAGGGATTGAAAGATTTTACCGAGATCTTGAAAATGACAAATATGAATTCGATTCAAAGGATGCGGATTTCGTAATCGGTATTATTGAAAAAACGATTTGTCACATGCAAGGTGAAACACAAGAAGGAGAACCTTTACGAGGGACTCCTTTTCTTTTGATGCCTTTTCACAAATTCATTGTGTATAACATTTTGGGATTTTATCACAAAGGAACTTCGATCAAGAAGTTTCATGAAGCTTTGATCTTCATTCCAAGAAAAAATGTTAAAACAAGTTTCTCCGCATCCTTGGCTTATGCGCTTGGATTGCTTTATAGAAAGAGTGGTTCAAAAGTTTATGTTGTTGCTGCTGCATTGAATCAAACTTTGGAAACATTCAATTTCTTGAAGTACAACATCAAACACATGGGAGAGGATGATAATGACGGTGGTCATTTTCATATCATCGACAATAATAACGAACATTCCATCAAGGCGGAGATTGCCGATGGAATGTTTGAGTTGAAGGCTTTGGCCGCCAATCCAGATGCGCAGGATTCTTTCAACTGTAACGTAGCAATTGCGGATGAGATCCATGCTTTTAAAAAGCCGAAACAATATAACCTTTTCAAAGAAGCGATGAAAGCTTATACCAATAAGCTCATGATCGGTATCTCTACTGCCGGTGATGATCCAAACAGTTTCTTAGCGCAAAAGGTCAAATATTGCAAACGTGTATTGGATGGTGAAATCGAAGATGAACAATACTTCATCTTTATAGCGGAAGCCGATATGTCAACCAATGATAAAGGTGGTAAGTATTTAGATTATTTGAATCCAGATGTGCAGGCAATGGCCAATCCAGGAATTGGTCAAAGCGTACGTGCTGCGGACCTGATGAACGATGCGATCCAAGCGCAGAATGATCCACAACAGAGAAAGGACTATTTTGCAAAATCGTTGAATGTATTCACAAATCAGATCGATACATATTTCGACATGCCTTTGGTTGTAGCATCGGATATGAAGTACGATTGGACGATCGAAGAACTGGCCAAGTTACCAATCAAATGGTATGGCGGTGCGGACTTATCCAAACTCCATGACTTGACCGGTGTGTGTATCTATGGCCGATACAAAAATGTCGATATCTGTATCAGCCATGCGTTTATTCCAAAATCCGTTGCCAACTTAAAAGCAGATGAGGATAACATTCCAGTATTTTGGTGGGAAGAAGAAGGATGGTTGACGATCTGCAATAGCAACGTGATCGAATATGAAGAAGTTGTGAATTGGTTTATCAAAGTTCGAAAAGCCGGATTCAAGATTCGATGGGTCGGATATGACAGGCGATATTCAAGAGAATTCATATTGAAAATGAAACGTGCTGGATTCAAGATCCGAGATCAAAAGCAGTTATATGTTGAAAAGACGGAAGCCTTTCGAGAAATCGAAAAGAAATTCAATATGCAGGAATTCTATTACTTGCATAACAAAGCTTATGAATATTGTGTCGGGAATGTCAAAGTTGTTGAAGACAGTGACGATTTTGTAAGATTTCAAAAAGTCATGCCGAACCAACGTATCGACTTGTTCGATTGCAGCGTGATCGGATGTAAACAAATGTTGATTGCGAATGAGAAGTCGACATCCGCATCGATGTTTATTGATTAGTAGGAGGTGATATCTTGTCAAAGAAAAAGAATATTAAAAGAAAACAAACAAGATCTACTTCAAAACAAGATAGATCTTCCTTTGGATTATGTGTGAGTGACTGGGATTCCATCATTACCGATGGATATATTCCTTTATCCCAGAATCCAGAAATTATAAGTGCAGTCAATAAGATTGCCAATTTGGTAGGAACCATGACCATTTATTTGATGGAAAACCGAAAGAATGGGGACTATCGAATTAAGAATGCTCTATCTAAAATGGTGGATGTAACTCCAAATCCTTATATGACACGATCAACATTTATTGCAGGAATCGTGCGTTGCCTACTTTTGGAAGGCGATGGAAATGCAGTGATTTTTCCAAGCACGAAAAGTGGATTGTTGGAAGGTTTGTATCTGTTGTCACCTGGAACTGTCTCATTTATTCAAGATGGTTTTGCATACAAGATGGGATACAATGGAAAATACTATTCGAATGATGAATTGATCCATGTGGTGATGAATCCAGATCCATATTATCCTTGGAAAGGGACTGGATATCGGAAGTCTTTGAAGTCGGTTGCAAATACATTGAACCAAGCTTCATCGACAAAAAAAGAATTCATGGAAAGCAAATGGAAACCTTCAATCATTGTCAAAGTAGACAGTATGACCGATGAATTTTCTTCAAAAGAAGGAAGATCCAAGTTGCTTGAAAAATATGTTTTATCAAATGAAGCCGGAGAACCTTGGTTGATACCAGCCGATGGCTTCGATGTAGTACAAGTGAAACCATTATCACTGAATGATCTAGCGATCAGTTCCAGTGTGGAAATGGATAAAAAGACGGTGGCCTCTTTATTAGATGTGCCGCCTTTTGTTTTGGGTGTTGGGAATTTCAATCGTGATGAATGGAACAATTTTATCAACACTCGAATCAATGTGATATGCACTGCAATCCAGCAGGCATTCACACGATCATTGTTGATCAATCCAGATTGGTATTTCAAATTCAATCGCAGATCGTTGATGTCTTATGACCTTCAAACATTGTCGACGGTGGCATGTGATTTGATGGCTCGAGGCATCATTTCTAGAAACGAAGCTAGAGATTCTATGGACTATTCACCGAGGGAAGGCCTAGATGAACTGGTAATGCTTGAGAATTATATACCGGCAGGAATGATCGCAGATCAAAAGAAATTGAATCAAGGAGGTGAGAACAAATGAGAAAAGAAAGACAGATAAGAAGTATCCATTCAAAATTTGAAACTCGTGAAGATGAGGGGAAGAAATTCATTAGTGGATATTTCGCAGTATTCAATTCAAATTACGAATTGTGGGACAAAGCATCTGAAAGTATTGATCCGCATGCTTTTGATGAAACATTAGGAAATGATGTTCGTGCATTGATTGATCATCAGACACATTTGGTTTTAGGTCGAAACAAGGCCGGAACATTGACATTACGCATTGATTCCAGAGGGCTTTGGGGAGATATCGAAATCAATGAGTCGGATCAAGATGCAATGAATTTATATGCTCGTGTTCAACGAGGGGATGTTGATCAATGTTCTTTTGGATTTGACATCCAGGAAGAAAAATTCGAAGAACGTGAAGATGGTTCAGTGCATTGGACGATCTTAAAAGTGGATCTTTATGAAGTATCTGTTTGTACATTCCCAGCGTACGAAGAAACATCAGTTTCTGCACGTAAGGCCGACTTGAAATCAATTGAAAAAAGAAAGGTCGATCGATTTAAATCCGATCTTTTAAAACGTTTGAAAGGAGACAAATAAGTATGTCATTAAGAGTTTTGATGGCTCGAAAAAAAAGAGATAACGCTAAAAAGCAACTAGAAGCTTTAAGAGCAAAAGATGCTGAATTTGAAAAAAGAGAAGCTGAATTAGCTGAAGCTGTAGAGGAATTAAACGAAGAATCTACTGAAGAAGAAAGAGCAGCAGTTCAAGAAGAAGTCGATAAATTCGAGCAGGAAAAAGCGGATCATGAACAAGCTAAACAAGATCTAGAAAAAGATATCGAAGAAGTAGAAAAAGAAATCGAAGAAGTCGAAAGTAAACATCCGGAAGAACCAAAGAATCCGGAAGTTCCAACAGATGGTGAAGGTCAAGAAAGATCAAAAGGAGGATTTAAACCAATGAACAAAAGAAGCAAATACTTTGGAAATACGATTCAGGAACGTGATGCATTCTTTGCTCGTGAAGATGTAAAATCATTCTTAGGTAATGTTCGTACTGCAATCAAAGAAAAACGTGCAATCGATAATGCAGGTCTTTTGATTCCTGAAGTTATGTTGCCAATCATTAAACAGATTGCAGAAGAAAATTCTAAATTATTGAAACATGTAACAGTTCGTAATATTTCTGGTACAGGACGTCAGAATATCATGAATGATATGCCAGAAGGTATCTGGACTGAAATGTGCGCTTCATTGAATGAATTATCTTTAGGATTTAATGATGTCGAAGTGGATGGTTATAAAGTTGGTGGTTACTTCGCAGTATGTAATGCAACTTTAGAAGATAGCGATGAAAACTTAGCTGCTGACATTGTGGAAGCATTAGGGAAAGCAATTGGGAAGGCAAAAGATAAAGCGATCCTTTATGGATTTGGTACAAAAATGCCATTAGGTATTGTAACTCGATTGATGCAAGAATCTAAACCAAGTGATTATTCAAACACTGCACGTGTTTGGAAAGATCTACATACATCAAATGTATTTACTGGTACAAACTTAAAAGGTGTTGCATTATTCCAAGATATCGTTGATAAATCATCTTGCACATACAACGATTATTCAAATAGTGAATTGACTTGGGTGATGAATAAAAAGACTAAGAATAAATTGATGATCGAAGCAATGGGTACAAACATGAACGCTGCAATCGTAAGTGGTATGAATAATACGATGCCAGTTGTTGGTGGAGCAATCGAAACATTGAATTTCATTCCTGATAACACGATCATCTTTGGACAATTTGATTGCTACTTATTTGCAAATCGTGCTGGACAGAAAATTGAACAATCTAAAGAATGCCGATTCTTAGATGATCAAACAGTATTCAAAGGTACTGAACGTTGCGATGGTACACCAGTCATTGCAGAAGCCTTTGGTATCATGACTATTGATGATACTGCTCCTGTTAAGACAATCGCATTCACAGCAGATACAGCTAATGATGCAACTTTGGAAAACTTGACATTAGGTTCTGAAACATTATCATTCAGTCCAGATACTTACGCATATTCAGTAACAGCTACAGGTGCGGATGCTCAAGTAGATGCAGTAGCAGTACAAGATGGCGCACGTATCACTGTGGAATATGACGGAAAGAAAATCAACAATGGTTCAAAGATCAAATTTGAAACAACAGAAAAAACATTGAAGATCAATGTTAAACATGGCATGGGAAATACAACTTATACCGTTAAAGTTAAGAAAGCGTCTGAGTAATCATGCTTTTCTATGATGAAGAAAAACTAGAAATTCTGAAAATGAACCTACAGCTACATACAACCGCCAACGATCAATTTTTAAAAGCTCTTTTAAATCAGGCAGAAGGCTTGATGGAAAGAAGAGGTATCAAAAAAGAAGATACGTACGAGTATCATATGGCACAGATCGATTATGCAGCTTTTTTGTTCCGTAAACGTGCGAATCTGGAATCATCTATCCCATCTCATCTGAAACAGGAGCTTAGAGATATCTTATTCTCTCAGAAAATGAAATGACATTTGATGATGGAATCGTCAAGGTTTATGAAAAAATCAATAGAGCCGGCAAAGGGGAACTACCTAAGCCGGTTCTTTCTTTAAAATCTTGGCATTATTTTTCATACGGAGTATTGGGATATGGACGTTATTACGAAGCAAAGAGGCTCGATGAACAGCTGGAAGACGTGATCAATATAGAAAGGAATCGTCAGATTCATGTCGATGATATCGTCATTCTTGAAGATGGAACACAGTGCAGGATTTCCACTGTAAAGCATGTAAAAGATGAAGATGGAATCGAATATACAGAACTGGCACTGGCACATATCAATGAAAAGTTTGATATCGAAAATCAAGAAATTCAATGATGCGATCAAGTCGATCAGTATTGATGATGTATATCACTATGATGCATCCACCAGTTCGAGCCATCGATATGTTGTATGGGCAGAAGAAACGGAATCTGATTCGCTGGATCTGAATAATCATCTGGATGAACAGGTCATAAAAGGTTCTGTTGATCTATTTACAAATAAAGAATTTGATTCATTGGTCGATGAGATCCAGGAGACGATGGACAATAACGATATATCCTTTTCATTATTCAATGTTCAGTATGAAACGGAAACCGGATATATCCATTACACCTGGAACTGGGAGGTATCCTGATGGCCAAGATCGAGTTGGGTAAAGGGTTCGATGAATATGTAGCTATGTTGGAAAAACTACAGAAAGAAGATAACATACCTATTATGAAAATGTCGGTATATGAAGGAGCCGGGGTCGTGGTCGATGCACTTCGTGAAGAGATTTCTTCTTGGTCAGGAGCGAATCCACAAAATGGTCCGACAACGACAGATAAAAAAGATCTTTTACAAGGATTGGGTGTTTCCAATATGGAATACAAAGCGGACGATGTAAATGTCAAAATAGGGTTTGCCGGATATGGTCATAAAACAAAAAAGTATTCAGCCAAAGGAACACCAATTCCTATGATTGCTCGAAGCATCATTGCCGGTACTTCCTTTCGACCTAGATATGACTTTGTTGGCAGAATTGTACGACAAAATAGAAAAAAAGTGATCCAGATAATGGATAATAAGATAAATAAAGAGATAGAAAAGAGGTTTAAATAATGGCAAAAAAGGGACTATCAAGATTGTTCTTTGCAAAATATCAGTATGATACTGTTGGCGGTGCCAAATATACAGGCGGTTGTGAAACTGAAAAACTGGCATCCTATTCAACAGAATTGGAATCGAACGATGATAATGATCTGTATTTAAATAATGGAATTGCCGAAACAGAAAAAGGAAGTTTCAGAAGCGGAACTCTAACACATACGACCGGCGATCTAACTAATGAAACATCTTTATTAATTTTAGGTGCAAAGAAAAATACACCGAAAATCGAAGGGATTGAAGACGATATTGAGGAAATCGTATATGACGATGATATCAAACCATCTGAATTAGGTGTTGGATTGATCGAATTGCATCAGGTTGATGGGAAAGAGTTCCATCGAGCAATTGTACTGGCTCGTGTATTGTACAACCTTCCAAATGATTCAGCCAATACAAAAGGGGAATCTGTGGAATGGCAGACACAGGAAGTTTCCGGTAAGATCCTTCGTTCTGAACAGAACGATTCTACTTACAAACATCCTTGGAAATTCAGTGCAGACTTCTCAACAGAAGATAATGCAGTTAAATACATCAAGTATAAATTGAATATTACTGATTCAGCTGGATAAAAAAGAGGGAATTGATCAATGCTTACGAAAGTAACTTACATCGATATTGAAGGGAAATCCTATCCAATGGTTTTTTCTTTAGCCTGTTTAAAACATATGGATGGTATTCAGGAAGTTTCAAAAAAAGCTAAACAAAATCAAAGCCTTTCGGATTCGGCAGACATCATCATTCGAATGTTAACTGCTATGATGACAAGTGGGTGTTATTACTGCAATAATATGAATTTAACAAACTATCCGCATAGTCCGGCAATAAACGGAAAAATCAAACCTCTTAGTGAAGATCAAATCATGCATATGATTTCTGCAACGGAGGAAAATCTGAAATACCTGATCAAGAAAATTCAGCTATGTGTGAATGTTTCAAATTCAAAATCCATTCAAGCAGTAAATTCTGTCACATCAAAAAAAAAGAAGAAAAAACATTAAGAGGTGATCCAGACTTATATCTCTATAGCCGTGCTATCGGTATGGGGATGCATCCCTCTTTTGTGATGCATATGCCGAGAGGTGAATTGTCTGAAATCATTGATTGCAATTTGATCCTGAATGGATATTGCGATGAGTCGATTGTAAAAGATGATTCATATATAGACATAGATCTGAAATAGGAGGTGGATAGAAGGCATACGACATTGGACCGAGAATATCCATCAAGGGGGAGCAGGAATTTAATTCTGCGATCCAAAAGATCAATCAAAGTTTAAAAGAGTATGGTTCTGAATTAAAGTCGGTATCTAGTCAGTTCGATGATAATGCGAACAGTCAGGAAGCTTTGATCCAAAAGAACCAGACCATGCAGAAGCAGTATGATCTGCAGCAACAAAAGATTGAACTGTTGAATAATCAACTTGCCAAGCAGACAAAGTTTCTGGAAGAGCAGAGAAATGAAATCGCACGATTAACAGCTGAGTTCGGTGAAAATTCAGCAGAAGTGCAGAAAGCACAGAATGCCTATGCATCCACCGAAACAACGATCTCAAAGTTGAGGGTTTCCATTAATGAAACTAAAAACTATACAAATCAACTTTCAAACAACATTAATAAAAACAATAAAATGCTGGATGAAATGGCATCTGGTTCAAGAGATGCAGCAACAGGTCTTGAAAAGGTTGGGGATTCTGCTAATTCTACAGAGAATGAAATCGATTCATTAAGTGATTCAGCTGATGATTTAAATAATTCTTTGAAAGAAGCGTTCAGTGCCGATGCTGTTGGTGAGTTTGCTTCCGGTATGATCGACAATATGAAAGGCATTGTCGAAGAATCCAAAGAGTATCTAAAGATCATGGGCTCTTTAAAAACCGCATCCGAAGGATTAGGATATACCAACGAGGAAACAACGAGCACATATAATCTTTTGTATTCTGTTTTGGGAGATACGCAGACGGCAGCAACTACAACTTCTAACTTACAAGCTATCGGCTTGGAACAAAGCAAATTGACTGAGATAACAAAAGGAGCAATTGGAGCCTGGGCACAATATGGAGATTCCATTCCTATCGACAGTTTGGCAGAGTCTGTGAATGAAACGATTCGTGTTGGTACTGTTACAGGAACCTTTGCAGATATGCTGAACTGGGCAGGAACCAGTGAAGATGCATTCAATGAAAAGTTGGCTAAATGTTCAAGTGAGAGTGAACGTGCCAATCTCGTTTTGCAGGAAATGTCCAAACAAGGGTTGATGGAATCGGCAGATGCATGGTTATCCAACAATAAAAATCTAGTCGATTCCAATATTGCTCAGGAGGAATACAACAAAACACTGGCAGATCTATCTGAAACGATTATGCCTTTGTTCACGGAAGTGATGAAGATTATGACAGTCATTATTCAGCTATTCACTTCTTTGCCAGAGCCGATTCAGATTGCAGTGGTAGCGATCCTTGGCATCATTACAGCACTGTCGAGCCTGGCTCCGATCATCACCGCCATTGGATTTGCAAGCAGTGGTGCAGCTGTAGGAACAGGCGCATTGTCTACGACTTTATTGCCGATTGCAGGTATCGTTCTAGGAATCATAGCCGTCATTACTGCATTGATCCTTGTCATTCAGAATTGGGGCGCTATCAGCGACTGGATCGGGCAAAAATGGGAAGAATTGAAGCAATGGTGTTCCGATTTATGGAACGGCATCGTCAATTCCTGGAATACCGGGATAGAGAATGTAAAGAATAAACTAAATGAATGGGTTCAAAATATAGCAGATGGTTTTTCTTCTGCGTTGAATTCAGCTAGTCAGTGGGTGTCGGATATGGCCTCTGCGATAGCTCAATGGGCTTCGGATATGTGGAATGGTAGTGTCAATGCTGTCAGCGATTTTGTAAGTAATATTGTAAACGGAATTGCTTCTCTTCCAGGCAAGTTCCTGCAGTGGGGGCGAGATATGATTGATAATTTTATCAATGGTGTAAAAGAAAAATTAGGCGGACTGTTTGGTATATTTGACAACATAACCGGATGGATTCGATCTGTATTTCATTTTTCTGTACCGGATCAGGGACCTTTGGCCGATGCGGATACGTGGATGCCTGATTTTATGGATCTTTTAACAAAAGGTATTAAGGACAATAAACAAAAGGTGCAGAAAGAAATATATGACCTTGCCAATATGATGACATTGCAACCATCCTATACCGCATCCAGTCGCACGGTAACCAATCCAACTGTGATCGTAAATTCAACGACTACATTGGACGGACGTGTCATTTCGAAAAACACGGAAAGACATATTGGAAACCGACAGGATAATCTAGAATTGATGAAGGGGTGATCAAATGAAAGATGATATTTTCTTAAATGATAGATCATGTATCAAGATGGGGCTTCTTCCAGTGAAGCCTCCTGTTATCCCTACTCCTAAAAAAAGATATAACGAGGTATCGATTCCTGGGCGAGATGGTGTATTTTATGAAGATCTTGGAACATATGATGATATAACGTTACCTGTAGAATTCAATTTTTGCTCCAAAGATAAAACAGTCGATCAAAGATTCAGATATTACAGGAATGTATTGTTTAAAGCTAAGGAATTAATGCGAAGCAGTGATCCAGATATGTTCTTTAAAATCAAGAAGATCGATATTGGAGATCTTGATCGAGGGACATCAGATACGATAGGAACATTTCAATGCGATTTTACGCTAGATCCTTATGCATATCTGCGTTCAGGAAAGGAAAAGCTAAGTCTTTCAAGAGTTCTGTATAATCCATATGCATTATGCCATCCAACCTATTATTTGACCGGTGAAGGAAACTGCGAAATCAAGGTGAATGGCATCATAGCTGCATGTAATGTAACAGGAACTGTGATCATTGATACAGATCTTCAGCTGTGTTATCGAGAGGATGGATCATTGATTAATACAGAACTATCTAGTAATTACGATGATATGTATTTGTTGCCTGGAAAAAATGGAATAGAAGTATCGGACGGATTCGATATCCAAATCGTACCAAACTGGAGGACCGCAGCATGATTGATATTTATTCTCCAGGAAATGATGATTTTGAAAAAAATGGCAATTGCACATTATTACCAACATCATGTATCGCACATTTTGAAATAAATGGTGAGTGGACCGTTTCATTAATACATCCATTGAATGAAAGATCTGATTATATCGAAAGAGATGCGATCATCCGTGTACCGACACCATACGGAAAGCTTCTGTATCAGATCAAGAAATATAACAAATCTGATTATGATATACAGGTGACTGCATATCCTATCTTTTTAAGAGTCAAAGGTTTGGCTCCTTTTTTATGGGATCGAAGAGCTGTGAACTGCAATGGCCAGCAAGCTTTGGATATTATCCTGGAAGGTTCATCTTTTATTGGTGAGTCGAATATTTCAAAGATATCTACCGCTTATTTTGAACAGATGAATGTGATCCAGGCCATCAATGGCGATGTAGATAATTCATTTATCAATCGATGGGGTGGCGAGATCGCCTGGCTGAACAATAAAATATTGATCAATGATAGGCTTGGTTCAGAAAACCGGTTTCGTGCAGAATTTGGATACAATCTAAATGGTGTTGAGGAAGACTTCGATGAATCCGAGGTCATCACTCGAATTTATCCAAAATCGTATAACGGGTATATGCTGCCTGACAATGAATCCATCGATAGTCCATATATAGATAGATATTCAGAACCACATCCTCAAATCGTTGAGTATTCTGATATCAAACTAAGGGCCGATGCTTCTGAAGATGATAAAGAAAATGGAATCATCGTATGCGATACGTTGGATGATCTATATGATGCTTTGCGCGAAGCAGCTAGAAATGACTTTGAAAATGGCTGTGATCTTCCAAAAATAACATATACGGTATCTTTGGTGGATCTATCAAGACTGGATTCATATAAAGAATTCAAAGATCTGGTAACGATCAATCTTGGTGATTCTGGAAAGATCCGTCATAAAAAAATGAAGATTGAGACCAGTCAAAGGGTAATCTCGATGGATTATGACTGCATCTTGGAAAAAATTGACAGTATGACATTAGGAAGCGATACAGCTTCCTTTTTTGACAGGGTAGGTACAGTAACAAGTTCTGTCACTAAAGTTGTTGATACTAAGAACAATACCATCATTGCAGAAAAGATACAGGGCATCATCAATGCAGCTAAAGCGAATTTGAAAGCTCAAAAAGACGTGGCACATAAACAGGATGTAAGAGCCATGTTATTTGAAGATCTTGACCCAGATAGTCCTACATATGGTGCGATGTGCGCAGGAACACAGGGAATCCAGATTTCAAAGAAGAGAAATGAGACGGATACGGACTGGGTATGGGGTACCGCCATCGATTTTGAATCTGTTATAGCAGATTACATCATTACCGGTATCTTATCTGATAAGACAGGTAATTTTTATTTGAACCTGGATACAGGAGAACTGGTCATGAATGATGGAACGTTCAAGGGAAACCTTGAAACGAACAAATCTATCAAGATTGGTGAGTATTTGATATTAGCAAATGAGATGAATAACTATGGAAATGGTAACGAAGGGGTTATTTATGTCGGAAAGGATCATTCAGATGCTTATATCTTGATGAGAGAATCAAAAGATTTTCCTACAGCTGGCCAGATTCAAAAACGTATATCTTTGATTGCAGGGAAAGCTTCAGTTTCAATTATTGATGATTCTGTGACAGGTGTTAGTGTCGAAATAGATGCAGACGGTACCGCTTTTAGCATCAAAAATGATGGTATTTATGCCAATGGTTCTAAAGGAATCAGTGGAACGGTTCGAGTAGAAAATTCATTAACCACCGTGAATGGATTGGTTACAGGAGCCAGCTGATGGCACAGTCATTTCAAACGTTCGTAGATACATACAACGGGACCGGTCATGATGTTGACGGATATTACGGTGCTCAGTGTTGGGATGGGTATGCTTACTATGATCAATGGCTAGGGTACAATCCGATTCATTGTACTGCGACCGGAGGAGCCCGTGATTTATGGGAGCAGAGGAATAGTAATGGAATTCTGAACAATCATGATATTGTGACAGGTAATCCTCAAAACGGTGATATTGGAGTATGGACCAATGCATACGGTGGAGGATATGGTCATGTTGCTATGTATTACAACGGTCAATGGATGGGGCAGAATCAAGGAGGTGCTGCTTATCCAGGTGGTGGTGCGGTATTTAACATCGTTTCTCTATCTTGGCCAGACGGTGGATTGTTGCGACCGAAATGCTACTCAGGAGGTTCTGGAGGAACTAAAAAAGTGTTAGAGCTCGATCTTAAAAACGGAATTGTAATTGGAGCTCGATGGGTTGAAGTAGAAATATAGGAGGATATCATGAAATATATATCTTTAAACAAAAAAGACATCACTCATGTGATCGACTCCATGCAGTACGATACAAATCGCAATGCTGAATTTTTGATCGAAGAGGATGTACAGGATAAATATTGTAAATATGAAATAGAGACATCAACTGGCAAGGAAGTTCAGGGAGACTGCAATGTATCAGAAGATAATGTGGTCTCTTTTTTTATACCTGAAAACATCACTGCAAAACCAGGTAACTACAAGGGACAATTAATCGTTAAAGAAACGAGTGAATCATCCGATCGATTAGGTAGCTTCCCATTTTTAATCAGCGTAACAGAAGCACCGCATCAAAGTGATGATCCATATGAAGTCGCATTGTCTGAAGTACGACAAGCAACGCAAGAGTGTATCGCAGCAACAAATGAACTTGAATCGATAAAGACTGCAGCCGAAGATGCGACAAGTGCTGCAAATAGTGCTGCTAGTGCTGCAAACAGTGCAGCAGATCAATGGAATGAGATGAAACCTGATATCGATAGCAAGATGCAAGAAATGAATAACATCATCAATCGATTTGGAGATATAAATCCAGAAGATTTGGTGACTCCTCAAGAATTACAAACAGCAATCAACGAGGTAAAACAATTGATCAATGAAATGAAACTAGGATCAACCGATGTCATGGTTGAAGAGGAATAAATATGGATATTAAAGTATATAATGACCGTCGCGTAAGACCTACGTTTATTACTGTGGCTAATCAACATGAGAATATGACAAGGACAATTGATTTTGATTTTATTGATTGTATGCAAGGGCATCGGTATTTGATATTGACAATAGATGGAAAATCAACCCCTTTTTTAATATTAGGAGACAAATTGAACATCACATCTGTAATAAGTCAGAATAACGTTAAATATCTCGCAAATATTGTTATTTCGGATAAAGAGATAACAGATCGTATCGATCCAGATAACATTCTTTTTATTTCAGATACATTTTATATAAAAATTCAAGGGAATGATATCAATGTGAAGGAAATTTCTGAGTTTCCGATACCACCAGAATTACAACTTCCATATGATGAATTACTTGATCTTATCGAGGAAATTGATCATAAACTATCTGATGGAGAATTTAATGGAAAATCAGCATATGAAATAGCAGTTGAAAACGGATTTGAAGGAACAGAGGAAGAATGGTTAGAAAGCCTTAGATATGACCATTCAGACGAATTCGAAAAACTAGCAGAGCAAGTGAAACAAGACGCTCAATCGTCGGCGGAAAATGCCTCGAAAGCGGAACAAGCCATGACCCAAGCAAATCAAACCGCACAAGCCAATCTGGAGGCTATACAAAGCGCTAGCAAAACCGCGCAAAGCGATATCAGTACAGCCAAACAGGACGCGGTAAATGCGGTAGAACAGGCTCAGAAAGATGCGGAACAGTCTATAGCTACAAAGCACAGTGAAGCCGTACAAGCGGTAGAACAAGCACAAAGCACAGCTGAAACCGCAATCAACGCGAAACAAGCTGAATCTGTAAATGCGGTAGAAACAGCTAAAGAGGAAGCGACAAAGGCAATCGAAACGGGAAAAGCCGAAGCCGTGGAAGCTATAACGACCGCTAAAGATGAAGCAATAGAGGAAATCGAAAACACGGGTGTACCGCTTGAAGATATTGAGAAGTTAGCGATAAAGGAAACCGCCGAGGGCAATCCAACGATTATCAACGATAGCGCAGACTGGCGATTGCAGAATTTAAATGTGTACGGTCAAAGTGAACAAGCAAGTACAACAGGGGCTCAATTATTAGATTCTAGTTTATTTGAATCGAATGATATCACTAAAAACGGTATTCGTTTTGTTAAAAATTCGGATGGAAGTATTTCAGTCAGTGGTACATCAACAGGATTTTCAACGTACAATCTTGGTTTAAATCGATTAGAAAACGGTACTTATTTCATAAATGGTTCAAAAAATAATACCTATGTTTATATGTATATTAAAAAAACAAATGGTGAAAGCTATATTGAAAATAATTCTTTTACTATTGATGGTACAGAAACTTTAATTACAGTTTATATACAAATAAACCCTGAAATGCTATTATTTATCCAATGTTAAATTTAGGAAATACAGCTAAACCTTTTGAACCATACACAGGCGGTAAACCTTCCCCTAGTCCTGACTATGAACAAGAAATAATTTCAAAAGAAGTAAGTGAGATTAAGTTTACTGGTAAGAATTTATTCAATGTGGAATGGATAAAAGGTTTGAATACGTATGAAAATCAAAGTAAAAATGTAGCACGTTTGCCAAAAGGTAAATACACTTTAAAGGTTCATGGGTTAACGGAAGCTGACCTAAAAAGTGGTTCTTATTTTGCAATTAGAATAAAGGTTGGAGATACATATACAAATACATATTGGATAATGCATCCAGGCACTCCAAATACTAAATGCTTAACAGGACTTAAATTCGATATCGTTAACGATTTTGAGATTAATTTGTATATCTATAATAACACAGAAGAACAGCTTCAATACGCATATGATACTTTAAATGGGCATATACAAATAAATAATGGTTATGAAGAATCCCAATTTGAACCATACAAAGAGCAAGTCGTCAATCTAACTTCGCCAATTACTTTACGAGGCATTCCAGTAGATAATGGTGGAAATGTAACAATAGACAGACAACAGTATGTAGCTGATGTAATCACAGAAAAGGACGGAGTTATTGGGGTTGTAAGGAATGCAGAAAGCTTTAGTTTATTGATTAAAGACATGAATAACAACGATAGTTATCCAGGTTGGAAAGGCTTAGACATTGTTGAGAAAATTCTTCCACCGCAAGCTAATGATACACAAATTCCTACTTGTTTATGCACTATTCAAAGTCGAGTGATTTATGCTCGCCGAGATTTCAAGACTATATATTTCACGTATGATGAGCTTGGAAAAAATCAAACAGAATTGAAAGAACAATATCCTGATTTGAGTGTCAATTTTATAGCCATAAATTATCAACCAACCTTTGAACCACTACCAGAAGCCGACCAAGAAGCAATCAGAAAGCTAAAAACATTCTATCCAAATACTGTGATAGACGCTAATTGCTTTACGAAGATAAAATATGTAGCAGATACAAAGTTATATATTGATAAAAAAGTACTAGATGCTATACAGGAGGTTATATGAGTTTATTCAAATTTAAGTCAAGAGGAAAAATAAGACAAATGGTCGACCTGGTATATCCGGTCGGCTCTATTTATATTAGCACTGCTGCGACGAATCCAGGAACCTTGTTTGGTGGTACTTGGGAAGCGTTTGCACCTGGTCGAGTTTTGATCGGTGCCGGTCAAGGAGATGACGGTACTACAAGTATGTCTTTTACTGCTCTGGGAGAGTATGGTAACTATCAACATAAATTAACGATAGATGAGTTAGCTAGGCACAAACATAATTACGCTCCTTCATGGGTTACTCAAAGTCAATCAAATACAGGCATATTTGGTATGGCAGGAAGTGACGAAAATTATACCTACGGTGGGGGTGTTGAATATGTAGGAGAAAACACTCCATTTGATATCATTCAGCCTAGTATATGTGTGTTTATGTGGAAACGCATATCTTAGTTTATGTATGTCTTTTACTACTTTGGGTACTTATGGAAAATACGATCATATTCTAAATGTAGATGAAATGCCTAATCACGCTCATAATATACCTGCGCTTAATTATGAAGTTCAAGAACATGGTGGAAGCGGAATAGCTTCTCATAAAATAACTGAACCTGTTGATCAAATGCAACCTACATCATATGAAGGTAAAAACAAATCGTTTAGTCTAATTCAACCATCAATTGCAGTAAATATTTGGAAACGAACAGCGTGATAAAAGTATGTCCTTTACTTCTCTAGGAACATATGGAAAATACAAGCATCAGCATAATCCTGGAACACTTGGAGCAGACTGGAACCATTTCGTAAGCGGCAACCGAATGTATATGGATTATCGAGAAATCAATAATGGAACAAATTATCCCGAGAACATGCGACTCTATATTGGATCATCAGATTTACAGTCAATGAACGATCGAACTGATAATGAAACAAATGCATCTCAAATTGGGATATCTGGCAAAACTGAAAATACAGATAATATCATGCCTGGCATTGGTGTATATATGTTTATACGAACCGCTTAGGTATGTCCTTTACTGCCAATTCTAAAGGTGGGTTATATAAGGCTCCTTTAGAAGTTGAGAACATTCCAGATCATCGCCATGACCAGTTTCAACACTATGATGGACAGGCAGATACAAGTACTTCTTACATATGTAATAGCGCTGTCTGGTCCTATGCAGCAAAAGAAAGTTATTCGACAGGAGACATAACGAACAAAGAAACAACAACACCTCACTCTAATATCCAACCTTATATTGGAGTATATATGTGGAGAAGAGTTAGTTAACTCTCTTCCACATGTTAACAACGATATAAGGATTTTGAATGTTTATAGCATCGTTGTTACAGTTTTCTCCACCATTGGTTGTACCATAAGTGGCGTTTGTTCCTGATCCAATTTGTGATCTATCTCCAGCACCGGCAATCATTAAAGGTCCACCCATACCTGTATGTGTGTGCTGTGGCAATTGAGATTCCAATAATTTAATTAAATAATTTCCACCTTCTGCTCCAGACGTAAAGGACATACATTAGCTTATGCTGTTCTTTTCCAAAAATATACAGATTTACTTGGTTGTATGTTCTCATGTGGTTCACCATTCCCACTATCATTGGTTATATATGCATCATTAGTATTACCAACATTATTCATAATAGGCACAACATATGTAGAACCGCCCATTGATGCATTTTCTACTTTTTTATACTGACTCGGTGTATGATGATGCTTTCCGTTTTGCTCAGATGTTAGCGAAACCTTATATTTACCATATTCACCAAGAGCTGTAAAGGACATACTAATGATCATAGTAATCTGCTAACAGTTCAACACACTTTCTTTTTAGTTCAAGTTGAGGATGAACATATAAATTCATTGTGATTGACACATTTGAGTGTCCTAAAAGCTCAGATAGGCTTTTGTAGTCGCATCCACATTCAATGCATCTTGTAGCAAACGTATGTCTTAGCGAATGGAACTTTCTATGTGGTAAATCTAGATCCTTAAGTTGACGATTGTAATAGAGCCTGTATTTATTAGGTTCTATATATTTTTCTTTTCCTGTAATGATATATTCGTTTTCTGATCCACGCAATAGTACAGCGTATTGCATGATCCACTTATTTAAAGGAATCGTGCGTATGCTAGAACGTGTCTTAGGTGGTGTGATATTCAGTTTTGATCCATCTTCCTTAGTGTATGTTCGTATCATCGTTTTATTAATATGTAAAAGTTGAGTGTCGAAATTAATATCAGACCATCTAAGAGCACAGAGCTCACCTATACGCAAGCCGGTGTGAATTGTGAGCAATATGCCAAAGTTCTTATGACAGATATTAGATTGGAGGGAATTAATCAATGCTACTTGATCTGATTTTTCAAAAATCTCTACCTCCTTAGACGGAGAATAAGGAAGCTGTATTTCTACTTCTTTTCCTAAAGTAAGTTTTAATACAGTGATAATGTCTTGAGCGTATTTTTGAGAAATACCTCCTTTTCCATCGCATCGACCTTCCTTTAATCGATTCAAAATGAATTCTTGAAGTATGTCATTATTCAATTGATCTACTTCATAATTTCCAAGATTAGGAATGATTTGGTTGTGTGAGATATTACAGTAGTTTGTAAATGTAGAATATTTCAGATAAATCTTTTGGTTTTTTAACCAGTCTAAAACTAGATTTTTGTATAGCATGAGAGCACTTCCTTTCATGCTTTTTATTTTATAGAAAGAGGTAAGAATATGAGTGAAGAAGTTAAGAACAATGAAGAGATCTATAATGATGATCCAATCTATGAAGAACCTTCAAAAAACATCAAAATCGGTGATCTAGATATCACACTTTGCAATGAATTGATCCAGGAAATCAATGATAATCTAAACATCACATTTGTTTGTGAATCTGAAATCGATGTTATTCAAAATGCGTTCGAAGCAAACAAGAATCCTATCGTGTATGGTGATGATTCTTATAATGGTTATACCATTATTGATGAATTTGGTTATAAGGTAGATAAACAAGATAAAACTATTTATCGCATTACTTTATCCAAACCAGAAGGAGAAGAACCGGAAGGTGGCTTAACACAAGAACAGGCATTTGCCATTGCATATGCAATTCCTTTGATGACAAATGATCAAATCTTACAATGTGTATCTGTATTGACTGAATGGAAAGAATTCATTGGTGGAAAGATGGAAGCTAACCAAAGATTCCAATTCAATAAAGAGGCATGGGAATCAAGACAAGAAATTCCGGTTGTTTTAGAAGGGCAAGAACCTGGAATCAACACTGCAGCACTATATCAGAGAATTGAAAGTTCACATGCAGGAACCAAAGAAGATCCTATTCCATATTCACAATTGATGTGCGTATATAAAGATAAATATTATACAGAAAATGGAGTCTTATACCTTTGTTTAGAAGATAGTGAACAGCCTCTATACGCATCATGCGAATCCGTCCCACGTTATCTTCAAAAAGCTGAATAGAAAGAGTGAGGTTAATGAAAAAAATGAAGATGTTTGATTTTATGGACGCATATAATTCACTTTTAGGAGCGATTATTGCATTCTTAACGATGATTTTCGGTGAACATTGGTTTTTGTTCGCTTTTTTCTTGGTTTTAAACGTCATCGACTGGATCACTGGTTGGATGAAATCAAGAATGGCCGGAAAAGAGAATAGTGTCAAAGGCTGGCAGGGAGTTCTTAAAAAATTAGGATACTGGTTGATGATCGCCTTTGGCTTCGGTATTGCAGCGTGTCTGATTGAAGTAGGTTCTACGATTGGTATTGATCTGCAGGTCACTACGGTGCTTGGATGGTTTGTCCTGGCTTCATTAATTGTTAATGAAGCAAGATCAATCATTGAAAACTTTGTCGAAGCTGGATTCAATGTACCTATGGTATTGCAGGAAGGATTGGAAGTTGCAGATAAATTGATTAATAAAGAAAATGAGAGCGAATAATCGCTCTTTTCTTTAGGAGTTTAAAATTATGAACTATATCGATTTTAAAAATCAAGTATTAGGACGTGCCTATGATCTAGATGGGTATTATGGAGCCCAGTGCTGGGACGGTGCAATGTACTATCTAGAACGATTGGGATACAGTCGCATCCATTGTTCAACATCCGGTTATGTTAAAGACATTTGGAACAATCGTGCATCGAATGGTATCTTGAATTTCTGCGATGAAGTCAGCGTGATGCAACCAGGAGACATTGCAGTGTTCTTTGAATGTTCTGCGACTCCTTATTCTCATATTGCAATCTTTGACAGTGATGCAGGTGGAGGATATGGTAATTTCTTAGGCCAGAACCAAGGAGGCGCTGGTGGAGCTTTTAACATCGTAAGGCTTCCATACAGTGCTACATTCGCTACTGCCTTCAGACCTAAATGTTTCAGTGGTGGTGGAAGTGCATCCGATAGTTATGATCCAAGCATGCTGATACCTGAAATTGGCGTTGCTACTTTTAGAAACGATATTCCAATCACAGTGCATCGTGATAGTCCAACTGGTCCTGCTTTTGGCGCAATGTATAAAGGAGAAGTCCAACAGTATGATTACAAATTAGTTGGATTTGGGCATCGTTATATCTCATGGAAATATGACAAAGACCCAAGCATTCGTGTCTTTGCAGCAGTATCACCTACCGAAGCTAGACCAGCTGAAGGCAGTGATGATCAATGGGCAACTTTTAGTGAAGTAAAGGAAGAGAATCCATCTGTTCCGGTTGATCCAGAAAGACCGGATGAAGAACCGGAGAAACCGGATTTCTCTGAAAAGGTAAAACATTGGGGTTGTGATATTTCGGAACATCAAGGAGACTTTGATGTATCGAAGTATGAATTTGTAATCATTCGTGCAGCATATGGTACGAATGAGGATAAATACTTCTTAAAAAATGTAGAAAAATGTAGAAAAGCTAACATTCCATTTGGTGTGTATCTATATGACTATGCGCTAAATGATGAGCAAGCACTGGAACAAGCTAGATTCCTTTACAATTTATTAAAAGAACATGATATCGTGCCGGATCTTGGTATCTGGTTCGATATGGAAGATGCAGATGGTTACAAAGGCAAAAATGGTGTGATGAATAAAGATAGATGCACCAGTTCTTGTAAAATCTTCTGTGAATATTTCAAAGAGCGCGGATATTATGTAGGAATTTACGCATCGGAGAGTTGGTTTGGAACATATATCGAAGAAACAGGCTATCCTAAATGGATCGCTGCTTGGATCTCAAATGATGGCAATCTAAATGCGGATCGTTCCGAATTATGCGACCTATATCAATACACTTCGAATCCAATTGATAAAGATGTAATGTATGTAGAATTTGATGTATTTAAATCAAAACCAATTGAAGTGGAAGATCCAGAAGATAAACCGGATATTCCAACATTCCCTCAATTCGATACAGAAGCCTTAAATGAATATTTAAAAGTTTGGGCAGAAATCGGTAATCGAATTTTGGGAAAGAAATAGTGACAGAAACACTTAAAAACAACAATTGAATAACTACTTAAACTAACTGTGTAAAAAAGCCTGCCTTCTAACGAGGGCAGGTTCTTTTTTTTATGCTTTGATGTTTGGAACTGGTCCTATATTATATTCATAGCATTCTTTGATTTCTTCATAACTGAAATCATTCATCAATTCTTGGATGCGTTTCTTCAGCAATTCTTGATCGCAGTTCACTTCAAAATCTTTTTTAAAAACAACGTTTATGATCAACTTGGAAAAAGCATTGGCATCGATTTCGATTGACTGGTTTTCGTATCCTTCAATATCTGATCCATTATAATTCAGTATTTCTTCTTTCCATGTTTCTGCCATTGGTTCTTCCCAGGATGGATGCATGATCGATTGGTATTGGTATATGTGTCTTAATTCATGAGCTAATATGGTATATATCATAGCTTTATCGATCACATTCATATCGATGTATATTTTGTTTTCCTCTACAATGGTGGTAGCTGCAGAACTATCTTTCAATTCAAATGATTCTGTCGATACACCATCAATATCTTTGAATCCTCCTTTGTCCACAATATAAATATTTGGTTGATCAATGACCATGAGGTCACATAGAAAGTTAACGAACTTCTTAATCCTTGTCATCTTCTATGTCCTCTTTTTCAAAAATTATCAAAGGCTTGTTCTGCTCATCCAGGAAAGCCAGCTTTGTTCCAGTCACATTTGCCAGAACGATTAGATCTTGTATTTTAAAAGATCCTCTTACATATTTTGTATTAAGAGCTGCTGAATTACTAAGGTTCAATGCAGCTGCATAATCTTTTGATTTTACATTACTCATTTTTAATAAAGCTCTAATTTTATCTGAAATAATCATGTTCTCACCTCACATTTAGTATATCTAAAACTTTAAAATATTTCAATATAATATAAAAATAATTCAAAATAATATAAAAATGTATTGACAAATTATATCAAAATGATATAATTATAGTGTAAAGAGGAAAGGAGGTAAAGAGATGAGCAAGAAAAAAAGATCTAAAATCGATTGGAAGGAATTACTAATATCCTCGATTATAGATCTTATAATTGGTATAGCGTTGATCGCTATAGAGAAGTTACTCCCCTAACTTCTCTTCCAATTATAACTCATTTTAAGATAATATGTTAGTAAAATTAGGAGTTTTTCTTATAGCGATAGGAATCGCTAAACTAATCGTTTCAATCATTTTAAAAAACAGAGATAAAAAATAAGGAGGATAAATAATATGATTAAATTATTTGTAAGTGAAGAAGCAATCCAAGAAAAGGGAATTTTTGAAGATTATTCATTAAGCGATTTGAAACGAATCGCAGATCCAAATGGCTATGTAAAATTAGATGATGGGTTGTTATTATCCAGAGATGATATGGATAATCTATATATAAGCAAAACTGAAGAAGATGAATGTTTCGAAGAAATGAAGCTAGACTAAATGGTCTAGCTTTTTTAAATATTCAGATAAATCGATTTTCTCTCTTGATCCATCGTCTTTGATTCCAAACACTTCTATCCTGTTAATATTATTAGGCCCAATCTTATCTAAAAATAAAGATAGATCTTCAGGCTTGATTTCAATTTCCAATTTTATCACCTCCTGATTAATAGTGTAGTGATCAAATCTTACAAAATCCTGACATTTTGAGATAAATTTAAAAAAGTACATTAAACTTCACTTGTCCTAATGG